CCGTCTTTAAGATTCTAAATGGTAACGGTCAGCCAGGCCTTGTTCAGTTAGCGGCAAAAATAACAGAAGCGCATCAAATGAATCATCCTCCTGGCTGTCCGAGTATTTCATCAATTCATGAGCGTGTTTGTGGCATTGAGTATGATAATCGGCAGCGTTCATCGTTTGGCGTGACGATGCGGCAGGGGCTTATTTTGACGGCTATAAGTGGAGCCGTCGCCCTGGTCGCGGCAACAATTCCCTGTGTGATCGTGTGGTTCAGCAAGAGATAAAATTTATGATAAACCAACCCAACAACAACGCGCAATTATTGAACGGGGTGCCTGCGAACCTTTCCGGCATCACGGATGGCCAGGTTGTAGGATTTGATGACGGGGAGTTGGTGCCTGTGCCTGTTCAAGGTGGCACTGTTTACGTTGACGGGACGACGATCCAGGGTGACGGATCTTCCGGCAGTCCGTTAGCGGTTGTCGCCGGAGTTTATGATTCGTATGGCGCGGCCGCCGCCATAACTGCCGCTGGCCTTGGAGTAAATTCTGCGGGTAGGGATGCTAATATCTCTAGTGACGGTAGTGGCAATATGCAAGCTAACCAAATAAACGTTAGTGGCCAAGGCGTCTCTCCCATAGTCGTAAACAATGGTGCCGCCGTGGTAGACACCTATGGCAATGCCAGATTTTATAACGTGACCTGTAACGCGGTATCAATCATGAGTACAGCGGTGTTCGTCCCCCAATCCGCCGTTCCATCATGGCCCGTTGACGGGCAGATGTATTACGACGGAACGCATCTTTATATTTACATAGCGGGAAATAACGCTTGGACTACCATTATTTAAGAAAGGATCATCATGCCATTCATTTCCTCTCCCGTAACTTCCGCAACCCCAACCCCGGCCCAGGTAGTATCGTTGCTGCAACGGCAGGGTACCTTTATGTTACAGCAGATGAACACCTATGCGACAAACAGCATAAAGGCCATCTGGGGGGCATCCAGTCCGCAGACCGTCATTGCCGCGATGGGCACCAATGCCGTTAGTGCTTTCGGGGCGGCAGACGCTCTGGTATCCCTCTTGGCCGACCCGCGCGTTAACGCCCCGGTCGATCCCGCTGTTCTGGCTCTGGTCAAGCCGACGACCAAAAACGCCGACGGCACGGTAACGATAACGGCATAATCATGGGCAACAATTTTGCAGATTGGTACCAATATGAATGACATATTTCAAATCATCCAACAGCAGTATGCCGGCGATCTCGTACTTACTGGAAAATGCTTTGACCCTAACGGTAACATTGTGGCGTCCGTTGTGATGACAGAATCGCCGCAGGGATTCTATTCGTGTACTGCCGCCGTCAGTGGCACTGTCATAAGTTCTATTCCCTACCTTGCCGCCGTCTATCAAGGCACAGTACAGCTTCAATCGTGGCCGTATGCTTACGGCTCTACCTTGGGGATGTTCACGCAGTTTTCGCCAGGGGACCAAACAATTCTCAGCCCGACGCCGGGATCAAATCAGGTTAATGGCACGGTGGTTATAACTGACGATGCCGGCAACCCGCGCCCATGGGTTCCCGTTCAATTTCGTTTTGTTGGTTCGACGAGCACTAATACCGCCGGAACCGCATTCAGCCTTCCCGTTACCGCATATAGCAACGCGATGGGCGTTTTGACTGTTGCCCTAGAGCAGTCGAGTACCTATGTTGCGAAGTTCGTAAACGGCAATGATAATGCTCCGTTCAACACCCCGACGAACAGCACCGCCTTCCAGATTCCGCAGATTACTATTGCCGGCCAATCGTAGGTTTCTCAATGCCAAGGGAATCCAAGAAATCAGCGGCGCAACTTGGGCAAGAGCAGCGCGACCGCATGGCGCTCCGGGCGAGAGCGCATACCGCGGCCGTTAGTTGCATCGGCACCATTCCTATGGTTTCCGATCCAGCCCGGCGTGAAGCATGTAGGTTGAATCTTCTGCTTTTTCTGACTACGTATTTTCCTGAATCAACCGGACTAAGTCCCTTCGGAGAAGACCAGAAGCGGGCCATTAGTCGAATTGGAACCTGTATCATAGATGGCGGCCGATTTGTCGAGGCTTTCCCCAGGGGATACGCTAAGACCACTATTCTTGAGCTTGCCGTTGTTTGGGCACTTCTTTACGGTCACAGGAAATTTACGCCGTTGTTTGGTGCCAACGAGAAAACGGCAACGGCAAGCATGGATTCCATAAAAAGCGAGTTTGAGGAGAATGACTTGCTTCTGGCGGACTTCCCGGAGATATGTTTTTCCATAAAAGCTATTGATGGTAAGCCGCAGCGCGGCAATAGCCAGAACCACAAGCCTGGTGACGTTGAAGGCGGGAATCCCTCTGATGATGTTGATCCAAGACGCACCCATATAGAATGGAGGAGCGATGCCCTTGTTCTTCCATCTTGCCTGGTGCCGGATGGTTGGTGGACTATCGAGGGTGCTAAGCCTGGTGCTCCACTGGTTGAGCCTCCCGGTGCCGGTGGTATTGTAATCACTTGCGGGCTGCTTGCTGCTTCGCGTGGCATGAAGCACAAGCGTACATCCGGTGCCAACCAGCGCCCTGATTTTGTTTTTATTGACGATCCCCAGAAGGACGAGCAAGCCGAAAGTCCCGCCCAGGTATCCAAGCTCCTATCAATACTCAAAAAGTCTGTTTTGAAGATGGGTGGTCATAAGAACCCCATGGCTGTCTGCTGTGCTGGCACCATCATCCAGCCGGACGACTTCATGGACCAATTGCTCACGCCGCGGCTCAATCCATCATGGCAATCCGAACGCATAGCTATGGTGCGAACGTGGGGGCCGGCGAAAGACACCCTATGGCTTACGGATTACGCCAAAATCCGCAACAGTTTTGATCCCGAAAAAATAGGCGACCAATCCCGCGCCCATGCCGATGCGATGGCGTTCTACCTCGCACACAAAAAAGAAATGGATGCCGGGCACGAAATGGCATGGGACTTTTGCTATTTTGAGCATATTGAAGTTTCCGCTATCCAGCACGCTTATAATATGTTGATTGACGATGGCCCGGACGTTTTTGCTTCCGAGTGTCAGAATCGGCCCAAGCCGCGGATAGAGTCGGTGTCGTTGGCGCCCCGGCCCATTGCCATTGCCAGCAAGGCAAACAACGTCCCTCGCGGCATCATCCTACGGTCGCATAGCACGCTTACCGCGTTCATAGATGTGCAAAAGGCTGTTCTGCCATGGGTAGTTATGTCCTTTGGGCAGGGGTTCGGAGGCCACGTTGTTGACTACGGTCTTTTTCCTGCACAGTCCAGGCCGTATGTCAACATCTCCGATGTGAAAATCACCCTACAGCAGCAGTTTCAGACGCCGGTGCTTGAAACCTCGCTAATGGGCGGCATGGAAAAGTTGGTTGATGTTCTGGCCCATCGCGTTTTTATGAGTGAGGTCGGCACGGAGATGCGTCTGAACCTGATCGGTATTGACGAAAATTGGGGCGACTCAACCGGCATCGTTCACACTTTTTGCCAGCGCAGTAAACACGCCAACATCGTCATCCCCCAGGACGGTAGATTTTACGGTCCCCAGGCGCGGCCCATTGACACGTACCAGTTGAAGGAAGGCGAGCGCGGCGGTTATGGCTGGTTATTAACAAAGATTCGCAATTCGCGGCATGTTGTTTGTGATGTAAACGTATGGAAGACGTTTGCCCAGAGGCGTCTTGCTCTGCCGGCCAATGCTCCGGGCGGCTGGTCACTGTTTGGCAGATCAGAGGAGCATGAGGCATTTTCACAACAGGTTGCCGCAGAGTACCCCGACGACCATACTTCCAGAGGAACCGGGCGCACGGTGACGCTCTGGCAGAAGTTGCCGGGGCGGGAAAACCATGGCCTAGATTTGGTGGTTGGTGCCGCGGTCATGGCCTCAACCCTTGGGGTAAAAGCGTCGTTAGAAATGTCGCCGCGGCGTTCATCGGTTCGCCAGCAGCGCAGGAAATCGGTATCGTACATGTTTTAGGAGACACAACATGAAAGAAGTTCAACTCAAGCCGAAGTTAAAGGTCGGCAAAGTCCCGATTCAACATGTGACTATTTCGCGGTGCGCGGTGTGCGGATCGACAGAGCGAGATTCGTATAGCAACGTGTGTGAACAGCCATACCCAGGACTGGACGAAAAAGGCCAGCCATACACCCATATCGTCAGGCGCAGAACGGCTTGCAGCAAGTGCGGGCAGGCGCGGATTGACAGGTCTTTTGAGAATCGGAAGACCTAGCCCATCTTGCTAGAGCCGCCGCTTTAGCCTGCTTGGTATTCATTCCGTAAGTATTCGGGCGGCCAACAAAATTAAATTTTGTTACGCACTACGTACTATACTGTGCCAATGTGACACATATTTATGGTAATGTGCCAATGTGACACAGGCGAATCTTATTAAATTGCAGGCCGAATACGACCGCCTCCAGCGGATAATTGCCCGCGGCGCGTCCAGTGCCGTTATCGACGGACAGAAGATAACTTATGACCTGAAATTCGCTAGGGAACGTATGCGCGATCTGTCCCGCGTGCTGCATCCCGAACTTCGTCCGCGCATGTCAACTATCTTCATTGGGGGGAGTCAACAGTAATGGGTGCTGTTGCGGAAATGATCGAAGAAATACGCACTGGCGTACCTGTTCGGCGTCACGGTGGCAATGGCGATCCCGTTGCCAGCCGCAAGGCGTTTACCTGGTACAGTGGCTATGACGCCACCAAGCCCAAGGGGAGACGTTCGGCGCCTTCTGCCCTTGTCCGCGATGAGGACCGCGAACTCCCGCCAGCCTCGCGTCGTGCCGCCGTTACCGCAACCCGCGACATCCAGCGTAACTTTGCCGTGGCGGCTTGGGCCATTCGGCGTCATCTGGACTATGTGACGGACTTTCGCCTCAAGGTGAAGACGGGAGATTCTGGCGCCGATAAAAAAATTAGGGCGTTCTTGGAGAAGTGTGCCAAGAAGGAAAACTTCGATGTTGCCGGTCGGCATCCGTTGATGGAAGCGACCCGCATGGCCGAAGCCCGTTGCATAGTTGATGGCGACATCGGCTATATGAAGCTTAGCAGCGGAAAGGTTCAGTGGATTGAAGGGGATCGAATTCGCACCCCCTACTGCGGCCTGCCGGGCGATATTGACGCTGCATTGGTCAATCACGGTGTTATTATAAACCGCAACCAGGGCGGTAAGGCTATCGGATATATCCTCTGCAAGCGGGCCAACACGAATGATATGGGGTACACCGGGCAGGATATGGTTTTCGAGAAGGTGATTCCGGCCCAATGGCTTTACCTTCATGCGAACTGGGATCTTGGCCGTTTCGATCAAGTGCGCGGCATCTCGCCTTTGTTGAGCGCCTACAACACTTACCGCGACGTGTACGAAGGCATCGACTTCGCCCTATTGAAGCTCAAAGTTGCCTCGATTCTCGCACTCGCTGTTTCGCGTAATGCCAGTCCCGAAGAAAAGCCGCTCGGTCAAACCGGAGAAATAAACCCGCCGACGCCGGAGGGGCAGATTCCACCGCAGGGCACGATGGTTGACGGCGGCAATGGCAACAACCCTGGCCCTACCGTTATTCCCGAAGCCCGCTACTCCGTAGATTTTGGCCTTGGACCGGCCCTGATGGACCTTGACCCAGGCGACAAAGCCGAGATTATCGAAAGCCACACTCCGTCTGCCGAGATGCAGAGTTTCCTTCCCATCGTTATCGGCCTGGCCCTCAAGTCATTGGATATTCCATACAACTGGTACGACGAAAAGTATGTCAACTTTTCCGGCGGCCGGCAAGCTTGGATCACCTACGAAAAGTCAGCCAAAGCCAAGCGTTCCAACGTCAAAGCGATGCTGCATGATTGGACGGAGTGGCGGCTACAGGTCGGCATAGATGATGGGGAAATAAAATTACCAAAAGGCATGACGCCCGCCGACGTGTTCGATTGGCGTGCTGCCGGCACCCCATGGCTTGATCCTCTTAAAGAGGTTCTCGCCAATGATGCCGCGATTGAAGGCGGCCTGACATCTCCGCAGCGGGTTATAGAAGCCAACAGCGATGCAGACGCCGAGGAAATTCTCGACGAGCAAGCCGAGTGGTTGGAAATGCGGAAGAAGCGTGGAATGCCGCCTCCGGTATGGGCGATGAGTGAGCGTCAGATTGTCGCCGGCGAACAGAACGCCGAAAAAGAAGCCGAGATTGAAAAAACGGAAGATGAGCCGGCGACGAATGGCAAGGCAATCGCCAACGTCAGGGGTAAGAGCCGCACTGCTCATAATCGCGCCTTGGCCCTGATGCTTGCCGAAGAACGCCACAATGGAGATTTCCATGACTGACTTTCTCCCGACCGTCAATGTAGGCAATATGAATGTCCCACGGCTGGATGAGTATTTCGGCTTATGGGCCATGGAGCCTTCCCGTGGCATGGCCATGCTGCGCCGTGCCGCATCAATGAACCTCGTGGAGCATGTGAGTCAAACGCCCCAACCACACCCGCACGAAGCGATTGGCGTGGCTCTGACCGAGCCGTTGAAAAAACCGGAGGACGATAGCGAAGACGATAGCGAAGACGACGAGGAGCCATTGGCCGACGCCGAGATGCCGCACATCCGGGTAATTCATCTTTCTGGCACCCTGATGAAACAGCAATCCAGCATGGATGAATCCACGTCCACCGTAGTTGCCCGCAAGCAGGTGAGAGAGGCCACTTCCGATCCATCCTGTATGGGCATTATGCTTGTGTGCGATTCTCCGGGCGGCAGCGTTTCCGGTGCATTCGATCTTGCCGACGAGGTTAGGAGTGCCGCCGCCGCCAAGCCATGCGTGGCGTTTGTGGAAGATCTGTGCGCTTCCGCATGCTATCTGATCGCAAGCCAATGCGAGGAAGTGTATTGCAACCATCCTACCGCCATGGTTGGTTCTATTGGCACCCTGATTGCCACCTATGACGAAAGCGAAGCCGCCACAAAGGCCGGTATCCAGGCCAAAATTTACGCTACCGGCCCGCTCAAGGGCGCCGGATTTCCGGGTGCCAAAATCACCAAGGAACAGGACGAATATTTCCAAAAGATCGTTGATGACACCCAAGTCCATTTCGCCGCATATGTCTGCGCCGGGCGTGATATGACCGCTAAGGAGGTTGAAAAGTGTGCCACTGGCGGCGTGTTCTCCGCAACGGAGGGGGCGGCCATGAAGCTGTGCGATGGCATTAAGACCTATGAGCAAACAATCGCCCGCATTAGCGAGATGGTCCAACAAAAAATAACCGCGGCAGGCTCGTTGCCGACCGCAATTTCTCAAAGAAAGGATGCTCATATGAGCAAAGAGACTCCCGCCGCGGTAGCCCCCGCTCCCGATGGCAAAGCGTTTTTGGCGGCCTTTGGCCCCCAGGGTGCCGTGTGGCATGTCGAGGGCAAGACCTTCGAGGAAGCTACCGCCCTGTATAATGAATCCCAGGCCAAGTGCATTGCCGGCCTGGAAGATCAGATCAAAACCCTGAATACCGAGAATGCGGAACTCAAGGCCCGCATTGTCGGCCTGCGGGGTGCGTCGGTTCCGGTTTCCGCCGATGCTGCCGATGCCGATCCGGTCAATGCGAAGGTCGTTGATGGCCTGGATGCCAAGATTGGCAAGAATCTGGCCGCCGTGGCCCGTTCTATCCAGCTTCCCAAGGCGGCCAGATAATCAAGGCCGAAGGAATTTTTGACCCGGCCGGAAACGGCCACTCTGAAAGGATTATATACCATGGTTGATACAAACGTATCCGTGGTCGTTCCGGGCAACCGGATTACCCTGTTGGACATCGTGAAGGCCAATGGCAGCGACGGCGTTGTCGGGCTGGTCGATGAAACCATCCGCGCTCACCCCGAAGTGATGGTCGGGGCGGCGCGCACTATCAAGGGCATCAACTACAAGACCCTGATCCGCAAGAGTCTTGGCAGTGTCGCGTTCCGCGACTTCAACAGCGGGAGCGGCGTGGTCAAGGCGACCTACGACAATCAGTTGATTGAGACCTTCCTGCTCAATCCGCGTATCGAGGCCGACAAGGCGGTTGCCGATGCTGCCGAAGACGGTGCCGAAGCCTACATCTCCATGGAAGCCACCGCCGTCATGGAAGCCTCCATGCAGCTCCTCGGCCGGCAGTTCTATTACGGCCGCCGCACCGCCGAGAATGGCGACCTCAAGGGACACCCCGGCCTGCTGGATTATGTCGATCCGGCGTTCGTCTACCCCGCCGGCGGTAGTTCCGTCACGACCAACGTCACGACCTCATCGGGAAGCGCCACGCTTTCTAGTGTCACCGTGACGGGCATTGTGGTCGGTATGCAGATCACCGCAACGGGCGTCCCCGTCGGCACGCTCGTTACCGCCGTTGGCACCAACACCGTGACCATGAGCGCCAACGCCACGGCCACCGGGACCGTTTCCGGCACGTTCGACGGTTGCTCCTCGGTTTACTTCGTCGCCTTCGGCCAGAACAAGGTCCAGTGGGTGTTTGGCAACAACGGGCAGATGGCCATGGCCCCCACCCGCATCGGCGACATTTTCACCCCCGATGGCGGCCACGTCACCGGGTATATCAGCGAGTTGGAGGCCCGCCCCGGCCTGCAATGCCTCAATCGCTACTCCATCGTCCGCATCCAGGGCCTCACCGGCCAGGCCGGCTATGGCCTGACCGATGCCAAGCTCGGTTCCGCCCTGGCTCTGCTGCCCGCGGCGTTCCGCCACACGATCAGTGACATTTTCATGTCCGTTCGTTCCGGCGAGCAACTCCGCGCCAGCCGTACCGCCGTGAACCCGACCGGCGCTCCCGCTCCTACGCCGGTGGATTTCGAGCAGATTCCCATACGGTACTCTGACTCGATCTCCAACGTGGAGCCTGACAGCCTGTAATCGGCCGTGAACAATGCCCCGCAAAAAGCGGGATGACCCTCAACAAGAAAGGAGCCGATCATGGCTCTCGTAAATCAAGGTTTCAAGGTTCGTGACGCGGCCGTATCTCCGGCCCTCTTGCCTCTGCCCACCGCTGGCGCCACCGTCAACACCGCTGTCATTGACACGGTGAATCAGGGCGTCGGCGATTTTCTCGCGGAAAGCGAGTTGTCGCTGAAGGCTCCGGCTTTGACGAGCACGCAGCTTGCCAACACCAACGCGACGATGACATACAACATTCAGCACGTCTCTGACACCAACGGGACGTGGGTAAATTTGTTTGCATCGTGCATCGTTCAGACCGGAAGTACAAACGGTGCCGTCGCCGCGACTTTCACGTCCCGGCTGCCGACTGGCGTTTCCCGCTACATCCGGGCACAGGCCGTGAGCGCCGGCAGCAACGCCGCCGATTGCAGCGGTTCTTCGATGCAGTTTGATCTCCTCATGTAAGCGGATCAAGGGGTGCGTTCGCAAGGGCGCACCCCTTTTCCCCCTTTGCCTGGAGGCGTTATGTCTACCCCCGGACCTCGCGGTAGAAGTTACACTGGTTCGCTTGCATTACCAAATGGAGCGGCCACCACAACCAGCACGCCGGTTGACCTTAGTATGTTCCTGGTGACACTGGGCGACGTGCCTATTACCATTACCGCCCCCGCGTTGACAACTGCCCAGTTGGCCAATGGCAATACGATGACATATAACGTCAAGGGTTCCAACACCTACGAATTCGCCATCGAAAAGACAGTCAACCTCAAGGCCCTTGTTCAATCCTATTCTGCCGGGCCGATCTCTGGCGTTGGCTCTGTCGCTGTCGGCGCCCATTCGGGCACCTTCACCCAGGCCACGACTACGGCTGTGGCGGCGCCCCCGCCCGTAGGCGTGAACACGTCAAGGGCAACATTGAGCGTCACTGTGACTGCTAGCGCCGTCGCCTCGATTGGCGTCCTTACCGCTGGTGCCGGGTACGTGACCGCCCCGGCAATAACGATTGTGGATTCAGGTGCCCCGACTAATACATGTGCCGCAACGGCCTCTTTGGCTTATGTCGGCATAGCGTCCAGTCAAGCAACAGTTTCCCTCGGACGTAAATTGGCCCGCTTTGTCCGATTGGAAGCCGTCAATTCCGGCAGTGGCAATGCCAGCGGCGCCACGGCCACTTTTGATATCGAAGCATGAGCGAAATAGCGGAAATCATGGATGATATGGCCGATATCGCCGACGAAATAGCCGGCGATTCGGTCGTTTATACTCCGCTCCGCGGCGCTCCATTCCGCGTCCCAGCCGTTCCAGGCCCCACGACGCGAATCGTGGCGACGGGCGAAGAGATCGCACTGAGCCGTGAAGAACGGATTTTTGGTATCCGCGCGTCGCTACTGGCAATCGGCGGCGTGCCCTACGAACCGCGCATCGGAGATATGATTGCTGAGACCGTCAACGGCGTGACGTACACCTATGCCGCCATGGTCCTTGATGGCAACAAAGACTGCTGGGCCTGGGCGGATCGTTACCGCACTCGCCGGCATATTCACACGAAACTGACTCTTCCGGCAGAGGCCGCATAATGTCCAGCGTCAACGCACAAATCGCTCAGGCTGTCGTAGACCGGCTCAATCAGTCGGACGTGCAGGCCATCACCAAGGCGACCGCCGACCGCACATGGGCGCCCCTGTTCAAACTGGAAGAGCTGGCCAAACTTCAACTTACCGTCTACGTGCCGGAAGACAAGTGCGAGCGTATTGGCCGCGAGGAAACCAAACACGAAAGCCTTATCCAGATCGGCCTGCAGAAGCGGCTTGGCGTGACGGCGAATCCTACCGGCCGCACCGCCATCGACAACGTGGAGCCTGATGCCCTGGTGGCCATCGC